GCGACCTTATTGCCACTTTGTGGCTTAGTCCAGCCGGCTTTGCCGGAGGTTGGGCAGCGTTTTAGACGTTGACTACTCAGCGCGTAGGTGGAGCGCTGTTTGAGCCCATTTGATTGGGCGCCACTACCAGGCCATAGGCGGTGGGAGTCCGCCATGGTCAGTGCCGGAGGGCCATAAACTCACCCCCCCCTTTGTTTTTCATGATAAGTTACAGGAATATTTTGATAGTATTAACGTCCCTAAATATAGCTTTCGCAATTTATTGCTATGTGATGGAAGAACAGGTGTCTTTGGCACTTTCAGCCTGTTATGGAAAACTAGCCATGCTTTGCACCCGCGAGACCGGGGTCATTGCATTTAAGTTAGGTCTCCTCCTTTTCAGTCTTACTGTGATCTCCGTGGTTATAATTTACCTCTTTTTTGTGAGAGGCGTTATCACTGGTTTGCGTCGTTATGTGAATGACATAGACACGGAATGTAAGGTTGAAATCCCTCAGACCGGTCAGAATGACCTGCTATTTGGCGAATACGACAAATGGCTGCATGAGCGTGCTCATAAAATCATCGACCCTGTTGCGTACCGTCGCTGCATGACCGCTTGGTTCGAGCGGAATTCTGGTCCTGAGGGGCCCGGCAGGGAGCAGAAGCCCATTATGGGTGCCTGCCCCTATAGTAGATGGGAGTATGATGACTTCGATAATTATCTGAATCGTCACTACCAAGACTATAACACCCTGTCGAGGTTTGTCTCTGAACAACACCAATTTGGACGTCGGACTGATAACCTTCTTATTGATGTCCAGATGAAGGTGTCTGTTCATTGGCAGTATGGTAGGAGTAGGCGTGGAATCTTCGGAGGTAAGAAGAATCGTGGGCCTGAGATGTATTCTCGCAGGCACACTTGGGTCGTTAAGACACGCAAAATGCGGATTTCGCCGTTGTTGGTTGATCAAATCACCATGGCGACCCCTAAGGGCGTGCCAGACCTAAGTTCCATGATGCAGAAGGCTGGTTCGTTGGTCGCCGCTGGCGATTATGAGCTAGAATGGGTCAGGAATAGTGCGCTTTTTGCACATGACAAACGTGTGTTGCTCATTTTTATCGGATCCTGCCTTCGTGGTTCCACTAACGGTGCTTCGCCGACACTAGATTCTTTTTGGCTACCATTCGTCAACACATCCCACGGGCAGTGCGTGGGCGAGTGGATAACAGAGCCAGAGTCTGGCGTCATCGAGCAGCGTATTGTTGGGAAGATGGAGTCAGAAGTACGAGCACGGCTTACGTCTTGGAGTTCCTGGCAAGGGAGCACCGGACGGTTGTCGCCCCGCTTCATTTAAAGACTACAATTAATTCTCAACACTGGCGTGACAGGACGGCTGCCATTGGCCGTCCCGCTATGATGTCAATTTTCACGCCATCATGTATATATTGTCCTTTAGTGGCATCAGCGAAGGACAAAATTAACGTGGTCTCGGGAATAGCCCATAGGTTGGGCCGTGCCAAACCGAAAATAACCCGAGAAGACCGCGTTTGGCTACGTGGATTCGTGGCTGAAGCGATGAAGACCTTTTGGTCTGGTTCTAGTGCCAACACACTGGGATTTGAAGAGTGGCTCTGTGGTACACATTATAGTGCGAAGCGTATGCAGCACCTACGTGACATCCATGGTGAAGCTCGTGACACTCCCGGCGAAGCTGTGCGCGCGCGCATCAAGGCCTTTGTTAAGGCTGAGATGTTCAGCGATTTTAAGAACCCCCGTATCATCTGCTCTCGGGCTGATGAGTTTAAGTGCTTCAGCGGTCCTTATTTCAAGGCCATTGAGAATGTTGTTTTCTCGCATCCGAATTTCATCAAGCACATTCCCGTGCTTGACCGGGCGCGTTATGTGGTGCAACATTTCGGAGATGATCTTGGCGAATTCAAAATACTTGTGGCCGACCACACGTCATGTGAGACTCACATGCACACCACCATGGGTGACATTGAATGGCAAGTTTTTCAATACATCAATCCTGACCCAATTGGCGAAGTGATCAAAAGAGTGCTCTGCGATGTACAGACTATATTTTGCAATGGTATAGTTGCGAAGGTCTTGAGTCGCATGAGTGGTGAAATGAACACAAGCCTTGGCAATGGTGTTGGAAATATGTTTGCCACTCTGGCTGTTGTCGCGTTCCGATATGGCAACCGGTGGAAAGACGTCCGCCTCATTATTGAAGGCGACGATTCGATCATCGCGGTGCCTAGGGACATGGAAATAACTGCGGAAGACTATCTACGGTTTGGCTTTGTTGTCAAGCTGGATGAAGTCCCCACATTGGGCAAGGCAGGTTTCTGCTCAACCTATTTTCTTGACAATGGAGAAGCAGCCGTTGTAGATCCAATCAAGATCTATTCACACCTCCCGTGGTCATTCAGCTTGAGACCCGAACATGGTGAAAGGCGCAAGCAGGAGTTGATGGTTGCTAAAGCTATCAGCTTGGCTTACGAATGCCCACACACTCCCGTGCTGTGGGCACTTTCCCGCCGTCTTCTGGAAGAATGCAAGGACATACGTGGCCACCTGAGCTTTGATAGGCTCGATTGGTGGCAACGCCAAGTCTTTGAGAATGTCCTGAATGAGTGTGGAACACTTGACATGCACATAACTATTAAAAGGACGATGGAAATATTGGGGCCCCCGTCCGACCCCACTCGCCATCTTTTTTCTGATGTATTCGGAATCAACCCCGAACAACAGGGGGTTATTGAGATGTTTTTCTCCACATGCCCGGCCGATAAGATCTTCGAATGTCCAGATCTGGTCGAACTTGTGCCCTCTCAGTTGTTCGAATCTGCTGCTCTCTATTATCGAGAGTTCGGACGCAGACCTTAAGAAAGGATATTATTGAACAAAACTAAGTAAGAGACATTATGGTGACGAAACAAGAGATGAATAAGATGGTTAATCTGGCCGTTAAGCAGAGCATGTCTGCCATGGCAGCGCAACAGAAAAACCAAACAAGTAAAAAGCGCAAAAACAAAAACAAAAACAAA